GAGGTAGAACTTTCACATTAACTGTTGGTGGAGCAAATACTGTTGGATTAGGGTCTACTGGTGGCAATGGCATTTTATTCATAAACAGTATTTTCCAAACACCAACAACTGATAATAATCCAACAAATAATTTTAGGATTATTGAAAATTCTATATCAGGGATAAGTAGTGTAGTATTTTCCGGCATTACATCAGCAAATACTTTAGATATAATCACTTCACAATTTGATGTTAATCAAAATCAAATTCCTAGGGGTGGAATAATTATTTCTTTAGGATCATCTACCGGGCTAGGTTATGCACCCCTTGTTGGAGCAGCAGTGACTGCTGTAGTGGGTGCTGGAGGTTCTATTAAATCTATTGGATTAGGAACTACCGATAATTGTGGATCTGGGTACAATGGAATTGTTTCAATAGGTATAAGTGTATATCAAAGTGGACATACTGGAGCAGCAGCAACTATAACAGCATCTGTTGGTGCAGGAGGAACCTTATCATTCAATATTATCGGTGGTGGTAGTGGATATACAAATCCTAAGATATTTGTTTCAGAACCTTCTTATGAGAATCTTGGAGTAACTGGTATATCCAGATTGGGTATTGGTACGACAACATCTACTGGAATAGGACTACTTTTAAATGTTGAAGTTGGAGCAAGTTCTACTACTGGAATAGGTTCAACATATTTTGAAGTAACTAGATTTAATATCTCCAGACAGGGGTATAATTTCCAACGTGGAGATGTGTTTAAACCAGTTGGTCTAGTTACTGATTCAAGATTAGGATCTCCACTATCAGAATTTAAATTAACTGTTCTTAATACATTTACAGATTCCTTTGCTGTCTGGCAATTTGGAGAATTTAATTATATCGATTCAATTGCAAATTATCAAGATGGAATTAGAACAAGATTCCCATTATATTATAATAGTGAACTATTAAGTTTTGAAGTTCAAGAGGGTTCTCAAGTAAATCTCGCAAATGCATTACTAATTTTTATCAATGGTGTGATTCAAGATCCTGGAGTAGCATATGAATTTGATGGTGGAACATCTTTCATATTCACAACTGCACCAAAAGCAGAAGATAATGTTGCAATTTTCTTTTACAGAGGAACAGTAGGTGATGATAGTGAATCGATTACAAATATAAACGAAACTCTAAAAAGAGGTGATACTGTACAAGTACTTAAAAATAATAGTATTTCTGGTACAATGTCTCAAGATAAGAGAATTATATTTGATTTATCATTCTCGGATAAGTTTGAAACTAATTTGTATTCTGAGCAAGGAGTAGATGCCGAAAATAATAAACCATTAAGTTGGATTAAACAAAAGGTTGATAGGAAGATTAATGGTGAAAATGTTTATAAAACAAGGGATTCGATTGAATCTTTAGTGTATCCAACAGCAAAAGTTATTAAAAATTTCTCAAATACAAATACTGAAATATTTGTTGATAATGCAGAATTCTTTAACTATGATGTAAATACAAATTTTGATGCACTTATTGTAAATGGAATTTCAACTACAGCAAGTGGAGCAGTTGAATTAATTTCAAATATTTCTTTGATTAATGGATTCTCTGGAATTATTACAGGAATTACAACTTCAGCAGGTAGTGGTGGAAATCCACTGGCATTGAGATTCCACTTAAATGCATCATCTTATGTTGGATTGCAAACCGGATATCCAATTTATATCTTTGATACCCGTGTCGGAAGAGGAGTAACTTCTATTGACAGTTCTAATTCATCTGTGGTTGGAATTGGTTCCACATTCTTAGATAACATTTATTATATTCATCAATTTTCTTCAAGTGGTACTACTGGAATTATTACCTGCAACATTAAATCAAACACATCTGTAGTTGGACTTGCATCTACCGGTAGTGTATCAAATCCGGTGGGTAAATTCTCTTGGGGTAGGTTGTCAGGATTTACTAGATCAAGTTCTCCAATTTCAATAGGAGTTTCTGGTAATACTGTGGATGTTGGTCTATCGACGTTCCCAACAATTCAAAGAAGAGGTACTGGTATAAGGGATACTGGGGCACTCTCCAAACTCTTATAAATATCTAAAAAACTAATAATATGGCAGCAGTCGTAACAGACCAATTTAGAATAGTGAATGCTAGCAATTTCGTAGATTCTGTAGTGTCCGATAACAATTCATATTATGTGTTTTTGAGTCTAGACAATCCCACAACAGTTGGATTTGGAAGATCTACCGATTGGAATTCTAATACACCAAGTCCAACCGATAATCTTCAATATTCTGGACATTATAGGGATACTACATTATTTGGTAAGAAAATTACAAGCAGTAACATAAGAAGACTTATAAGAAAAGTTACTTGGACTTCCAATACTTCTTATGAGATGTATAGGCATGATTATAGCATATCAACTCCAACACCAAATTCAAACTCAAGTAGATTATATGATTCAAATTATTATGTAATTAATAGTGATTATAAAGTTTATATTTGTATAGATAATGGTTCGTCTTCAACCAACCCAAAAGGAAATAAATCACAAGATGAACCCACTTTTACAGATTTGGAACCATCTGCGGCAGGAGTAAGTGGGGATGGATATATTTGGAAATATCTTTTTTCAGTTTCTCCAAGTGATATTATAAAGTTTGATTCAACTGAGTATGTTGTAGTGCCTAACAATTGGGCAACATCAACAGATTCTCAAATTGTTTCTGTTAGGGAAGCAGGAAATTCTGATGTAAATTCCAATCAAATTAAGAAAGTATATATTTCAGATGGTGGATCTGGATATAACTCCGATACAAAAACTGTTGATATTCTTGGTGATGGCAGTGGTGGTAGAGTATCTATTACTGTAGATAATACTGGATCAGTTACTTCTGCCATAGTTACTTCTGGTGGAAATGGATATACTTGGGGTGTGGTTGATTTGGGAAGTTTCCAACTGGGAGGAAGTTTACAAAATCCAGCAAAACTAATACCAATTATTCCACCATCTAAAGGGCACGGGTATGATATCTACTCAGAATTGGGTACTGATAAAGTATTGGTGTATGCTAGATTTGATGATTCAACTAAAGATTTTCCAACAGATACTCAATTTTCTCAAGTTGGAATTATAAAAAATCCAACTACATTTACTTCTGATACAATCTTTACAGAAAATCAATATTCATCACTTTATGCAATAAAACTTACTGCGGCATTTAGTGGAACTCCGACTATCGGAGGAGAAATGACACAGACAAGAACAGATGGAAAGATTGCAAAAGGATATGTAGCATCTTATGATAGTGAAACAAGGGTGTTGAAATATTTTAGAGATAGATCTTTATATTTTGGTAATAGCCAAAATGAAGTTGATTATAATACGGTTACTGAAGATTCTAAAGTATATAATTTTCAATCATCTGCAAGTACTATTGCGCCATTTACTGGATCGATTGAAACGTCCTTTAATGATAATAAAGTTACAGTTGGAAGTAAAGTTATAGACTTGGGAGTAACTTTTACAGGGGGTCTTGCAAATCCAGAGATAAATAAAAAGACAGGAGATATAATTTATATAGATAACCGACCCTTGGTAGAAAGGGACATCCGACAAAAAGAAGACGTTAAAATTATTCTGGAATTTTAAGAAAAATGGCACAAAAAACAGATTTAAACATTAGTCCATACTATGATGATTTTGATTCTGAGAAGAATTTTTATAAAGTTCTATTCAATCCTGGTAGGCCAGTTCAAGCAAGAGAACTAACAACTTTACAATCAATTTTACAGAATCAAGTAGAATCTTTTGGAAGTCATCTGTTTAAAGAAGGTTCTGTAGTAATACCTGGAAATATTGCTTATGATGGGCAGTTTAATTCAGTAAAAGTAAATCCAACTACTTTTGGAATTGATATTTCAGTTTATATCAATAATTTTATTGGTAAAAAAATAGTCGGTCAAATATCAGGAACAACGGCAACTATTCAATATATTTCTTTTCCCGATGATATTAATGTACAAGAATTGACATTATATGTAAAATACTTAGATTCTGATAACAATTTCAAATTTAATCCATTTGTAGACGGAGAATCATTAATTGCTGAAGAAAATATAATCTATGGTAACACCACAATTAATGCGGGAACTCCATTTGCATCACTAATTTCATCAAATGCAACATCTATAGGTTCTGCGGCATTTATTGGAGATGGTGTATACTTTATTAGAGGTTATTTTGTAAATGTTTCTAAGCAAACTTTAATTTTAGACAACTATACAAATACACCATCATATAGAGTTGGTTTAAAAATTGATGAATTGATAATTAGTGCGAAGGATGATAGATCATTATCTGACAATGCCAAAGGGTTTACAAATTATGCTGCTCCTGGTGCAGATAGATTTAAAATTAATTTAACTTTAACTAAAAAATTATTATCAGATACTAACGATACAGATTTTGTCGAACTATTGAGAGTTCAAAACGGAAAAATTAAAAAAATTGATACAAAAACATCTTACAATTTAATCCGTGATTATTTGGCAGAAAGAACTTACGATGAATCTGGTAATTATGCCGTAGATCCATTTAACCCATCAATACACAACTCATTAAATGATAGATTGGGCAATAGTGGATTGTTTTTTAATAATGAAAAGACATACGAAGGAAATATACCTTCTGACGATTTGATGTCTGTAAAGGTATCTCCCGGAAAGGCATATGTTAGGGGATATGATGTAGAAAACATTTCAACAACAATTTTGGATGTAGAAAAACCAAGAGATACTCAACCCGTATCAAATGTAAATATCCCCTTTGAAATGGGAAATAGTCTAAGGGTCAATAATGTATCCGGTTCTCCAGCACAAAGATATGCAATTGAATTATATTCGAGATTTGGTGGATTGGGAACTAAAATAGGAGATGCAAGAGTATATACTTTTAATTTAACAGATGCTGCATATGCTGGAGCATCTACTAATTGGGATTTATATTTGTATGATATTCAGACTTATACTTCATTAGTTTTAAATTCCCCATTATCGAGCAGTGAACTTCCAGCAACTTCTTTTGTTAAAGGTAAAAGTAGTGGCGCTAGTGGATACGCTGTTTCTGCCGGTGGCGGGTCTTCTACTGTTACTTTAAGTCAAACTTCAGGTACATTTTCTGTTGGGGAACAATTAATTATCAATGGTATTGATTTTCCAAGAACAATTACTACGGCAAATTCTTTTGGAACTCAAGAAATTAAATCAGTTAAGCAATCGGGAATAAGTGGGTATCCAACATTTACTGCAGATTGTCTTTTAGAATCATTTTTTCTTCCCAATAGCGTAGTTCAAGCAACTATTAGTGGTGGAACAACTGTAAGGAGTCCTGGTAAAGTATTTACTGGAATAAAAACTGATACAATTCTCGGATATCAAACAACATCTGGTGATAAGACATATAATAGAGTAACTGCAGTTGCTGCTGATGGATTATCATTAACTATTGCTGCTGTTGCCTCAAATGTTTCTGGTGTTTATACTGGATCAGTTACCAATGGAACTTATCCAATCACAATATCTTCGGCAATCATAAGAAATCAAGATTCTGGTTACTTATACGCAGAATTACCAGATACAAATATTTCTTCAGTAAATCTTTCAGATTCTTTATTAACTGTTTCTGAACAATTAACTGGCAGAACAATATCTAGTGGAAAATTAATACTCAATACCTCAGATTTTACTGGAATTACTAGTGCATTTTTTGCAGCATTTGATGAAGAAAGATATTCAGTACATTATACCGGTGGTGGAATTGGAACCGTAACTTCCGACTCATTTTCACTCAATTCGGCAACAAATGAAGTTACGTTTAGTGGATTAATTAATGGAAGTAATGCTGTAGTTAATGCCACTTTGATCAAAAATGGTATACAAAGCAAATTAAAACAATATACTAGAAGCCAGACTATTAGTGTAAACCTATCAAAGTACTCTCAGTCTGGAAGTGGTATCAGTTCATCAATTAATGATGGATTGACATATAATCAATATTATGGATTAAGAGCTCAGGATGAAGAAATATCTCTAAATTATCCAGATGTTGTAAAAGTTCTGGCAGTTTATGAATCTTTGGATAAATTAAATCCAACTTTAGATCAAATTGAATTTACCTCAACTGCGAATGTTTCTGCAAATGCAATAATTGGTGAAAATATAATTGGTAACACATCCAAGGCAATTGCAAGGGTTGTTACATCAGTATCGGCAAATATTTTAGGAATTGTTTATTTAAATACTGATAGATTTTTGGATGGAGAATCTGTATTATTCGAAGAATCTAATATAACAACAGATATTCAATCCATTACTGCAGGAAAATATAAAAATATTACGAATTATTATAATTTAGACAAAGGACAAAGGGACCAATATTATGATTATTCTAGAATTGTTAGAAATAACAATTCTTCAGTACCATCTAAGAGATTGCTAATAGTATTTGATTGCTATACCGTACCATCAACTGATAATGGTGATGTATTTACAGTATTGAGTTATGATAAGGAAAGATTTTTGGAAGATGTTCCATATATTGGTCCTAGAAGAGTAAGAGCTTCGGATACTTTAGATTTTAGACCAAGAGTGTCGGTTTTTACTAGTACGGCATCTTCACCATTTTACTTTTCTTCGAGAAATTTTGATACAGTTCCAAAATTACTCTTAGCACCAAATGAAAGTTCTTTAGTTGGATATGACTATTATCTAGGAAGAATTGACAAATTATATCTTGATAAGTTTGGAGCATTAATTGTGCAGAAAGGGGTATCTGCAATCATACCAAAATCTCCAACAAATAATGATGATGTAATGGAAATTGCAACTATTACATTACCACCATATCTTTATAACCCAGCAGATGCAGAAATATCTCTGGTAGATAATAAAAGATATACAATGAGAGACATTGGATTGATTGAGGATAGGGTTGAGAATTTGGAGAGAATTACTTCACTATCACTACTTGAAGTGAATACTCAGACTTTACAAATTCAAGATGCTGATGGAAGAAATAGATTTAAGAGTGGATTTTTTGTTGATGATTTTAAAAATTCATCACTAATTAATTCGGATTATTCTTCTATACAAATTGATCCTGAAGAACAAGAATTAATTCCAATTATTAGTAAAAATACACTCAAGAGTCAACTTGCCCCTGCAGAAAGCATAATTGACGAAGAATTGGATCTTTCAGTCAATTTTGGGTTATTGGATCCAAATGTACAAAAAACCGGTGAAGTTGTAACTCTAAAGTATGATTCAATAGGTTGGATCGAACAACCTCTTGCAACCAGAGTGGAAAATGTTAAT